GGACTTGCGGATACTATTAAAGCGATTGCAGAAGAAATGGAAATTAAACCTGCAGTACTAAAGAAAGCAGTTCGTGTTGCGTACAAGGTAAACTTCCAGCAAGCATCGGACGATTATGACTTACTTGAAACAATCTTAGAAACAGTGGGCCGCACTGATTAATGGGTACCTCAATAATGGGTACCTCAATACAACATATCGGGTCCGATATGTCCGACCATAACGTATGGTATTCTAATCTAAATATAGTAGATTCCCGAATACTAAAAGTATTAGGAGACAATGGAGTTGTAGTTATCGACAATGATATACTTTTCGGAGATTGGGACGAGAATATTAACAATTGTCAAGCAGTGTTTGTTAATTACAACGATATTATATGGGATGAATGCTGGCTAAATGACTTACAAAATGTCGGAAAAAAGTTCAATATAAAATTTACATTAATAACTAATGTGTATTTCAGAGGAAAAGATACCAACGAATATAAGGTATTGTTTTATAAAGAATTATTTGGAGTTTATTACAATTCATCAATTAAGCAGGTACCGATATCTGCACCCAAGTTGTTCACGTGCTTAATACAACGAACAACCTTCCCGAGACTCAAAACATTTTCTGACTTATATCATAACAATCTATTAGAATTGGGAAATGTTAGTTTATTGGGATTTCAATATTGTAATAACAGCAACATACTATCGCCCAACGGTGTAGTGGAGGCAATAAATGATGAGTTTGGTGTGTTCGATGATATAGTAGAATTATTCGATTTTCCATTTAGAAATTTCGTCGAAGTTGGTAATTGTTTTGAAGTTGAGAATCAGTCTAAATATATCGTAGTTCTAGAAACATTTAATGATTTTGAAAACTCAGCATGGGTTTCATTTACTGAAAAAACATTCAGAAGTCTGCAAATACCAAATATTTCATTATTAATCAATAAACAAGGAGCAGTTGGTATACTCGATGAAATTGGAATTAAAACACACCCTGTAAATCGAATTTTAGATAAAATGGAATCATATAACTCACAAAATAATGTTCTAATTGGTATATTGGAAAGTGATATGTTCGATGTGGATTCCGATACTTCGCTATATAACCAAAATAAATTAAAAGAATGGTCGGATATTTTGAATACGGACGACTTTTATCAAGGCATAATTAACAACTTACTATAATGCATCCCAAATCGTTCAAGGATATTAACTTACAGCCCAATTCGGAGAAAATATGTATAATTTCTTTATATCGCAATTAGATAAAATTATAACTAAGGAAATAACATAATGTCATATGTTGATGCAATATATAACCAAGATGCCGACAAGATATGCTTATCAGAACGTGTAGATGGTAAACGCGTATTACTAGAGTACAAGCCCAAATACGAGTTTTACTATGAGGATAGAGCAGGTAAGTACAAAAACATTTACGGCAATTCTGTAAGTAAAATTAAAACAAGAAGTAAAGGGGAGTTTCAAAAAGAAGTTGCTGTGCATAGAGGACAACAACTATTCGAAAGTGATATTAATGTAATTAATAAATGCTTAGAAGAAAATTACAAAGACAAAGATTCCCCTAAGTTACATACTGCATTTTTTGATATTGAAACAGACTTTCATTCTGAAAAAGGCTTTAGTCCACCTAGTGATCCGTTTAATAAAATTACTGCAATATCAATTTACTTAGACTGGTCTAAACAACTTATTTGTTTGGCTATTCCACCAAAGGCAATGTCCATGGAATCTGCTAATATAATTGCAGATAAGTTTGAAAATACAATTATGTTTGAGCGCGAAGCGGATATGCTATCTACGTTCTTGGATTTAGTCGACGATGCTGATATATTAAGTGGGTGGAACAGCGAAAGCTTTGATATTCCATATGTAGTAAACCGTATTACTCGTGTGTTGAGTAAAAACGATACACGACGACTTTGTTTATGGGATAGGTTACCAAGAAAGAAAAAGTTCGAAAAGTACGGTGCTGAACAAGAAACATTCGTTCTGACCGGACGCGTTCACCTTGACTATATGCTATTATATCAAAAATATACATACCAAGAAATGCATTCATATGCACTAGATGCAATTGCAGAGTACGAATTAGGCGATAAGAAAGTAGCGTACGTTGGAACACTAGACCATTTATATAACCAAGACTTTGAAAAGTTCATTGACTACTCAAGACAAGATACATTGTTGCTTGCAAAATTAGACAAGAAACTAAAGTTTTTAGACTTAGTAAATGAAATTGCACACGCAAACACAGTACTATTGCTTCAGACAATGGGATCAGTTGCAGTAACAGAACAAGCAATTGTTAACGAAGCACATGAACGTGGCATGGTAGTAGCTGACAAAGTTAAGCAAAGCGAGGAAAACACACAGGCCGCTGGTGCTTATGTAGCACAGCCAAAGAAAGGAATACATAAATGGGTGGGTTCAGTGGATATTAACAGTCTGTATCCATCTGTTATTCGCGCGTTAAACATGGCACCAGAAACAATTATTGGTCAAATTCGTCCGGTATCAACTGACAAGTATATAGTAGATAAAATGGCAGATTATCGTAAAGCTAACGGCAGAATGTACAAGGGTACTAATTTTGCAGGAGCTTGGGAAGGACTATTTGGTACGTTAGAATACACTGCAGTAATTGAACAGAAACAAGGTGTCTCAGTAGTTGTTGATTGGGTTAATGGCGACGAAACTACACATACTGCTCGCGAATTATATGAGATTATATTCAACGCTAAAAGTAATTGGACACTAAGTGCAAATGGCACTTTGTTTTCTCTTGAAAAAGAAGGAATTATTCCAGGACTACTGGAACGTTGGAATGCAGAGCGTAAAGTAATGCAGGCTAAAAAACGCGAGGCCACTACAGACGAAGATATTGCATTTTGGGATAAACGACAGCTTGTAAAGAAGATTGGTCTTAACTCGTTATATGGTGCGATCCTTAACCAACACTGTCGTTTCTTTGACAAACGTATTGGCCAATCAACAACACTAACAGGCAGAGCAATTGCAAAGCACATGGATGCATATGCAAACGAATGTATGACCGGCGAGTACAATCATGTTGGCGAGTGCATTATATACGGCGATACAGATTCGGCATATTTCACTGCTTGGCCAGTTATGGAAAAAGCAGTATCTGAGGGCGCCGAATGGAATAAAGAAATTGCGACCGGACTGTACGAAGGAATTGCTGATCAAATTAACGAAAGTTTTCCGCAGTACATGGAAACAGCACATAATGTACCGCGAAGTAAAGGAGAGATTATTAAGTGCGGGCGTGAAGTTACTGGTTTAAGTGGGCTGTTCATTAAGAAAAAACGTTATGCTATTATGGTATACGATAATGAGGGCACACGCTATGATGTAGGTGACAAGCCAGGCAAAGTTAAAGCAATGGGACTTGACCTTAAACGCAGTGATACTCCGCCAGTAGTACAAGAGTTCTTAAAAGATATTTTAAATGACCTACTAACCAATAAAGATAAAGAATACATTATTGAGCAAATTATTAAATTTAAGAAAGAATTTGCAGAGAAGCCCGGTTGGGAAAAAGGCACACCAAAACGTGTTAATAACTTAACTAAGTACGGAACTGTTATGAAAACAGAAATAGATGACAGACGCAATGGAAAAAAAGTTCCGACAATACCAGGACACGTAAGAGCTGCACTTAATTGGAATCATTTACGACAGTTAAATAACGACAATTACAGTATGAAAATATCAGACGGCATGAAAACTATTGTATGTAAACTTAAAGATAATCCACTTGGATATAAAAGTGTCGGAATTCCAACAGATGAAAGCGATATTCCAGACTGGTTCAAAGCATTACCATTCGACAATGCACTAATGGAAACTACAATTATCGATAACAAGGTCGAAAACTTATTAGGAGTACTACAGTGGGATTTGTTAAATAAAACAGATATTAGTAACACCTTTCAACAACTGTTTGATTTCGAATGAATGAACCTTTAAGCTATTTTGTAAAATACAAAGAAGCAGTAGATAATACTACGTTGGACGTTGCTTGTTCGGCAGTATCCGACGACATTTCATCTGCATTGGGTATTGTTTCGGGCCACTCAGTAGAGGACGACGTTGCGTTATCCAAACAAAAAGACAAAATACAGCAAGAGTTGGTCAAACTCGACGCAATGCTTAATAACTTTAAAGTTGCCATCGAAAAGGAACTGAGACAAAAAGAAACAACGTACCTAAGCAAGAGTTATACACTATACGAAGAGGCAGGTGATACTGCGAAATACATATTAGAACGCAAAAAGAAGCATCCAATAGTGCAAGATGGCGAAATAAAGAAAAAATTAATACATACAATTTCAGAGAATTGTACTTGGCAGTATCCTGGCGTCATTATACGCCCTACTTACAGTGATTTGGTTAACCCAATGATATCTCTCGATCCGTTGTATATAATGGACGAGGATTTAGCGTTGTTAGAAGAAACAAAAAAGAATTGGACAACCGAATATCAAGCTCGTCTTCGTTATAGTATTATTAATGACAACGACGAAGTTATTTTTAAAAAAATTCCACAGAACCAAATAGGCTTTGTATTAGTGGCTGACTTTTTTAACTATAAGCCTTTGAGCATTATACAAAAATACACAACGGAAATTTACAATTTATTACGACCGGGCGGAGTTCTATTGTTTACGTACAACAACTGCAATCTTGCCAATGGAGTAAGAAACTTTGAAAAAATGTTGTATTCGTACACCCCAGAATCACTAGTTAGACCAATGCTAGAAGACTTAATAGGGTTCGAATACGTATCGTCATTTAGTGATCCAAATTCCAATACCAACTGGATCGAAGTTAAAAAACCGGGAACACGCACTACACTTAGGGGCGGCCAAACCTTAGGCAAAATAGTCGTTTAGGTTAAACGCATTGCATAATTTATTAACGTGCAACCAAATAGCATATATAATTTAACTACACAAATACATATAGGAGTAACACCATGAGAGACCAACTTT